TTTGTATGAGCATTATATATATACCCCCACCACCCCCCATGGCACATATGTACCCCTTGTTAATTAGAATCAATCTAATCTATATAATACAACTATAGCTTGTATCTCTAATTATCTCTAAAAATCTCTAAAAATATAAAGCTAGTTTACAGAGATATTTAAATTATCAAGCTTTCTAAAGATAAGATAAAGACCCTCACACAATCTATAGAAATCTCAATCAAATCAACACTAATAACAATATTTCAATACCCTCAAAACCCTTGCCAAATCTCAAGCTTAACCCATTAAAATTTTTGAAACTGGGCGTGGTCGTATTGCTTTTAATCTCACATTATCTTTTAATATCTTAATAAATTAATTGTTAATAACTATCATTTATTGCTTGACTATTTCAAATCACTTGACCTAGATTTTAGCTTATTTTTACAAATTATATTTAATATTTAAGCATTATTTATTTCTAAAAACTTTTATAAATTCTTTTTGATTTGTTTTATTTTGGCAAGAAATATCTAATGTTCTTGCTTTGTTCCCCTGTGCATTATCGCCACACCTAAATTAAGCCCTATTATCAATGCTTATTTAAGCAATAAAAATAATTATTTTGTATCTTTTATTTTCTATTTAAATTATAAGTTTATTCATGAGAACAAAACAAAAATTAGATAAAAGAACTCGAGCAAGATTGAGAGAACTTTCTAGAACTGAAAGTGTTTATAATCTTCAAGGTTCAAATTCCACTTACAGAGGTTTTTCAACTCATGGTGGAAAGTCTAAAAGATGTTATTATCAAGCCATAAAAAATTCTAATGAAAATCAGTTAGCTTATTTTGTGGATAGTGGTAGGTCTCAAATAAAATATTAAAGCTGTAATTCTCTTTGTAGTTAGCTTTAAACTGGTAAACTAAACCAATAACAACTGGAGGTTGATTTATGTTGACTAATAAAGAAAAAAGAAAATTATATTTACAAGGTTATAAAGCTTTTAAAAGCAATAGACCTACAAAAAATGAGCATGATTTAAAAATGGTAAAAAAAATTAATGAATTTGCAAAAAATGGCAAAATCGCAATAGCTGTAAATAATGAATATTTTTATGACAGTTACGATTATGCTGTTGAGGGTTACGATTATGAAAATGTTTATTTTATAAAGGCTAATTATACAGCTTATAGATATTTTTTAAATGAAACTGAGAGATTTGCAGATAGCCCTTACTCAGTAAAAATAATAAAACAGCAATAACAACTGGAGGTTGTATGACTAAAATATATATGGCAGTAAAGTATCCAAAAAATTGGACTGGTAAAAAGGATATAAAAATAATTACACTTGAAGAACATTTGAAATCTTATAATTCAATATGCGATAATATTGGTGATGGGTTGCAATTATTTTTAAATGAAGATGACGCAAAAAAACATTTAATAAAAGTAAATAAATAACAACTGGAGGTTGAATGATACTACTTTTAATATGGTTAGCCTTAATTGGTGGGTGTTTAATAGCAATGTTGACTGGATATATATTCACAGCAATAATATTATTCCTTGCATTTTCTATTTCAGTCGCATATGCTTTTATTAATAATTTATAATAACAATAACAACTGGAGGTTGAACAATGAAAACACAAATAGACAGTAAAAGCTTATATTTTGAGAATATAGGTGATAAGACAATATACTATAGTTATAATACAACTGTAGCGATAAAAACACCAATAGATACTTATGTTTGCGAAAATGTATGGAGTGTAACAACAGCAAAACACCTTAATAGAATTGAGGAATTAACTGGTAGCAATAGAGAATATAGAATGAGATATAAAGATTTTAGAGATTTTTGTATCAATAACAATGTTAATAAGCATTATATTTAATAACTAACAACTGGAGGTTGCATGAGAAAAAATGATAAACTTAAAAACTTTACTAACTATAAAATGGATAGTGACGTTTATAAATTAAGACGTAAAGTTATTAATTTAATTTACGAATTAAAAAACGAGGGTTTAATATTACCTAGAATAGATGTGAGAATAGGTGAAAATAAAAATTGCAATGTACTAGGTACAGCAAAATTACATGGTAATATTATTTGGATAACTAAAAAGGCTATAGTTAAAAGTGAAAACTATTTGAGAAATGTTGTTTATCATGAATTACTACATACAATCTATGGTTGTGAGCATGATGAGAAGTGTCCAATAATGGCTAGTAGTTTAAATAAAGTAATAAGCAAAAATAAATGTTTACAAATATTTAAAAACTACTATAAGAAATATAATAATATAAAACAAATGGAGGTTGCATGAATGTAAGTCAAGTTGCTCAAGCTATAGAATATAAAAAAGGACATTATAATCTAGTACTATGGGCTTTAAATCAAGGTTACAATATAACTTTATGGGATGAGAACAACGAAAAAAGAATTACAAATTCTCATGACTACCCAAAAATTTCTAAGATTATGAATGAAAGTTATAAATTAGAAATAGCAATAGTTGACCCTACCGAAAAAAGAACTAAGGGTTGGGCTATAGCTTATACTGATAATGAAGATGAAGATATTATTAGTGACTATTCAGCTAATAAATTCATGGACAAGTGGGCTAATCAATTCACAAAATTTCATGAAGAGTTAAGTCAAATATTAAACAACGAAAACTGGAGGTAGTATGGTAAAATTAAATTTAGAATATAAGAAACCAGTCAAGCTAACATTTAAGACTGGCAATCCTAAGACTGATAAAAACTTAAAACAGGAATATAATAAATACTGGATACTAAGATTAAATCTAGCACCCTATACAATTAGTGGTTATAATGTTTGCCCTAGTGCAAGTAAAGGTTGTGCTGAAAGTTGTTTACATACAGCAGGAAATCCAGTATTTCAAAAACAAAAAGACTTAGGCAGAATAAATAGAACTAGATATTATATGCAAGACAGGGTTGAATTTCTTAAACAACTTATAAAAGAAATACGCAATCATGAAATATACTGTAGCAAAAATGGATTTAAACCAGTAGTGAGATTGAATACAACCTCAGATATACCATGGGAAATTCATGGAATTTTTGAGTTGTTTCCTAATATAACCTTTTATGATTATACTAAAATAAAAAAACGAGTAATAAAATATTTAAATAATATGTATCCAAAAAATTATCACTTAACATTTAGTATGCATGAAACTAATTATGATGATTGCATGGAGGTATTAAATAAAGGTGGCAATGTTGCAATGGTATTCAGAAATAATTTACCAGAAACTTATAAAGGTTTTCAAGTGGTGAATGGTGATGAAAGCGACTTGAGATTTTTAGACCCACGAAATACAATCGTAGGTTTAAAAGCTAAAGGCAAGGCAAAAAAAGATACTACTGGATTTGTAGTAAATAGTTAAACAATAAACAACTGGAGGTTGAATGATACAACTACTATACGAAACAAAAAAACAACTAAAAGAAAATGTTGGTAATGAATTAGAATATATTGAAACATCTTTTTTTGGTGAAGAGTACAAGTCAACTGGTACAATTACAGGTTGCAATAAAAAAAGAAGTTGGTTTGCTAATGTAATAATGCAAGATGATAAAATAATAAAAGTAAAATAAACTTATAACAACTGGAGGTTGTATGCAAAACTATAAAGCAATAATAAAACTATTAAAACATAGAATTAAATTAAATAAAAACAATCAATATTTTTTTATAAAAGATTTTGGAGGTTATGCTCATTGGTCAGATACAACTGATTATGCTGAACAAGAAAGTTTATTTGCAATAGAAACAGAATTGTTTAGCTTATTAGAAACTATAAAAAAATTATAGAAGAACAAAAGGTGAACAAAATAAAATTATGGTTGACATAATCTTGCCACAATTATATGGTAAGCAATAATAACAATAACAAATAGGAGTTAAGATGTTAAAAAAAGAAATGAGTATAAAAGAATTT